GAGCAGGAGCAGCCGTCGCCCTCGGTGTGGTTCGAGATCGTCGGCCGGGCCTGCTGGTTCGAGCAGGAGCAGCCGTCGCCCTCGGTGTGGTTCGAGATCGTCGGCCGGGCCTGCTGGTTCGAGCAGGAGCAGCCGTCGCCCTCGGTGTGGTTCGAGATCGTCGGCCGGGCCTGCTGGTTCGAGCAGGCCCGGCCGCGGCCGGCTGCGAACTAGCCGACGATGGTTACGACACCGTCAAAAATGGTGCGCGCGCGGAGTGTAGCTCCCTCGGCATGATGAATCATGAAACCGGACTCAACGGCCGACTCAACTCGGCTATTCCCCGATTTCCCGTGCAATCCGCCAACCATTCCGACCCCGTCCAATTCGGCAATGCGGATATCTTGCCGGTCGGCATTAAATACCTTTACCGTGATTTCCCGGCCGGTTTCCCGGCAACGGAAAATCACTTTTTCGGGAAGCGCGCCGTACTTGTGGTTCTGTGGATTGTATGCGCTGTCGAAAGCTACGATGATATTCCGACCGGCCGCGAAAATTGATTCAACGTCCGCAAATGTAGTCTTCTCAGAGTAACTGTGCACGATGGAATAGTTTGCCGGCAGATTCCTGCGGTGCTTGGGCAGCCCCTTGGAATAATCGTACCATCGAACCTGCGGGAATTCCGCGAAAAGTTCGGGGTATATGCGCTCCCACACGATATCGGAAGACACGTTCAACCGTATCGCGGGAATGCGGCCGGTTCGCTTGCAAAGCTTTGAAAAGTTCGACACTTCCGCGCGCAGTTTAGCCTTGAATAATTCGCGGAATTCAAGGTACAGCCGGGCGCGCCCGATTAGCGCGAAACGGGTGCTCGGAGTCACATTCATCCCGGCAAACAATCCGTTGCACGCTTCAATGCAGCCGTCAGTAGCCCATGTGCAAAGGTTATGCGCTGCGCTCGCGAATTTCCAAGGGGCCATCGCGCAGCCGATCGCGCGATAGGCTTGCGCGCGGCCGGGAAGTTTTTTTAGCTTGGAATTGGCAGACAGCAGTGGCCGGCGAGAATCCCACACACCATCGAATTTCACGCCGTTTGAATTCGTGAAAGTGATGCGGAATTGTGGGAAACCGTCGATCATGTGTGATACTTCACACGTCGCAGAATCAACGGTTATAGGCTTCCGGCGGGCCTTGCGGGCAGTCTTGCGGGCAGTCTTGCGGGCAGTCTTGCGGGCGGGGAAAGTAGTGGCATTCATCGCGTTATATCCTTTTGTGGTTTTTAGTAGGCTTTTCAAAAAACTTCGGGAAAACTCTTTTCAGACGTAAACGTCTGCGCTTTGATTCCAATCGATTTCTGGCCCGCGGCCGGTTTCGTCGTGTCCGTTCCAACAAACAAAAATTCTAGGTGTCGTATCGCCGGGCGCGGGCCCCCATACTTTCCAATCTTCAACCGTATTCCGCTCGTGAATGATTCCGTCGATTTCTAGCTGCGTGATCGCTGCCCAAACGGCCGCTTTTCGACGGCGTGTTGTTTCGATCTGGATATACCTAATGCCGTGCAGCTCCCGCCATTCTTTTTTGGCCGCTTCAACGGCTGCGCGGATTTCATCGTATGCAATTTTTTCAAGCTTAGAAGCCATTTCAATGCCTTATTTCTAGGGAAATCCGCGGCCGACAATCGGCCGCGGTGCTTGGATGTTAGCCTATCGGCTGTCGCCATGCAATAGGGTCTACGCTTAGTGTCGGGTTTTCTTGCGCGCAGACTAAAAAGATTCCGCGCGGACACTTAGCATTCCGAGAATGGCGCGCGACTGCGGCCGCGGCCGCAGGGGGGGCGACGATTGCAGACACCCCGGAGGGGGATACCCCGTCCGGGGGGTTTGTAGGGCAGACCGCATGTCTATTGTCCCGTGCGCCCCGGTCAGCCTGACCAATTTGCTGGCTGCGCCCCCAAACCGACGATTTGGCAAAAACACTCTGCGATGGTAGCCTATGGCTCGTGCGTGGAGACGCCGGAGAAAACGCCAAGGAAGGCAAAAGTTGTCCAGTATGCGGCGGTTCTGTGCCGCCCCCTCTTGGCTTCAAGCCCAGGAAGTACTGCTCTGCCGCCTGCTGCCGAGCCACATCTCGGCCACCCAAGCCTGCGGTCGTTTCGTGCGCTGTCTGCGGCAAAGACGTTCCGCAGGACACAAAGAGCATCGGCAGAAGCCTGGAAGTCTGCTCTGATCAGTGCCGAAAGCTGCGAAAGACAAAGAAGCCGACCCATCACAGGACATGCCTGAGATGCGGCGAGGACTTCGTTCGGTTTAAGAACTCAAAATACTGTAGCGACGAGTGCCGATACCCCCACCGCCCATGCGTTAAGCCTTGCCAGCAGTGCAGAAAAAGCTTCAAGCAGAGGCACTCTGGCAGCAAGTTTTGCAGCCAGAGCTGTGGCTCGCTGGCGAGGGCACCCGAGACGATCAAAAGAAACAAGAGTCGTGCTGCGCAGCGGCAGTGCCTCTGTTGCCAGAAGCCGTTCCGAAAGCGAGGAACTGGCCGGAACGCCGGAAAATACTGCTCCAGGGAATGCGCATTTGAGGCGAGGCGGCTTCGCCTGCCGTGCGCGAGACTTACAAGGCGGCCGGGGGCAACGCTTGACGAGCAGATCGCTGTGTGGTTCGGAACCTGGGGCAATGACGCAGTCGACCCGCTGAATGTCGGCGGCAACGCTGGCGGCCACAAGTTTCGATGCATTAAGTACGGGTGCCACTACGAGTCGTTCTCGAAAACGTCGATCCTTCGCCGAGACAACTGGACGTGCCAGATATGCCAGTGCGAGCTGCTTCCGCGGTGGACAAAGATCGATGGCAGCGAGACTCCGCATCCCCGCAGCCCCACGATCGATCACATCGTGCCCCTGTCCTACGGCCCCGCCGGCCCCGGCCACAGGCCGAGTAACGTCCAGGCCGCCTGCTGGGCGTGCAACATCAAGAAGTCCGACTCCTTTGCGGGGCCATTGCCTACTGTGCAATACTCTTAGGCATGGCACGAGGCCCAGCACCAACGCCGAAGCACCTCCTCAAGCTGCGAGGCTCCGAGGAAGCCAACTACCGCGAGGAGCTTGGCACGCCTCTGAACTCCCTGCCGTCGCCGCCCGACTGGATGCGGCCGGCAGCGAAGGAGATGTTCAACCTCGTCTGCGGCTACACCCAAAGAATGGGGACGCTGGCCGAAAGCGATGTCGAGGTGATCTCCCGATACTCGATCATCTGGGATCGTTGGCGAGAGGCGGAGATGCAGCTTGCCAAGATGGACTCCGGCTGGGTCGAGGTGACGGCTCCCGACGGCTCCCTCCGGTTCAGCCGTCCTAACAAGTGGCAGTCACAGAGCAATCACTGCCACGAGCAGTTGCGGCAACTCGAGACAGTCCTCGGGCTGACGCCTGCCGATCGCACCCGCATGGGCTATCACGCCGAGAAGGTCGTGCTAGACCCGATGGACGCTCTTCTAGCCAAGCGTGGTTGATATACGCGATTTCATCGGCCTGCTGAAGCACAGTCGTGGCGACTTTGCGGGGAAGCCTTTCGTCCTCGAGCGCTGGCAGGACGAGTACCTCGACAAGCTCTTCAACACGAAGAAGGCCGACGGCCTGCGGCAGTATCGGACGAGTTTGCTTGCGTTGCCCCGCAAGAATGGAAAATCGGCCCTATCCGCCGCGATTGGCTTGTATATGCTCTGCTGCGACGACGAGGGGGCCGAGGTGATCGTCGCGGCCGGCGACCGCTCTCAGGCGGCGCTGCTCCACACCGCAGCGAAGCAGTTCGTCGAAAGCTGCCCGTCGCTGACGAAGCGGTGCAAGATATATCGCAACAGCATCGTCTTCCCCGAGAAGAACTCGACGATGATCTGCATATCGAGCGAGGCCGGGACCAAGCACGGTTATAACCCGAGTTGCGTATTGGTCGATGAATATCACGTCTTTCCCGACCGCGAGTTGGTCGACGTACTCGAGACGGGCACTGGTGCCAGGAGCCAGCCGCTGACCATCTACATCACGACGGCCGGCACCGACATGGACGGCCCGTGTTACAAGGACTGGCAGCGGGCGATCAAGATTCGCGACGGCGTCCTGAAGGACGAGTCATTCCTGCCCTGCATCTACGCCGCCGATCCCGCCGCCGATCCGTTTGCGGAATCCACTTGGGTCGCTGCGAATCCGAACTACGGAATCACGCTGAAGCCCGACTACTTCCGCCAATTCGCCGAGAAGGCAAAATCCTCGCCGTCCGACGAAGTCGTTTTCAGAACCCTACATTTGAACCAGTGGCAGAAGTCGGAAACCAAGTGGATTCGCCACGGTGCCTGGGACGCCAACAACGAGCCTCTCAGGCCGACGGCGGGGCGGCCATGCTGGTGTGGCGTCGACCTCGCCAGCACATTCGACACGACGGCGTTCGTGGCGGTCTGGCCGGACGCC